AATGCTTAGATATTTTAAACCATTATTTAGTGATTTAGAAAAGTTTGTAAATAAAACTATAATATACCTAAAAAATGGTATTGAAAGTATAACTTCTAGTATAAAAATACCAGAAGAAATGCTTAAAAATATAAAAGATATATATGAAAAATTTTCTAGTAATGAAAAAGTTAAAAATGTAATTGAATATTTCAATAATGTTAGAAGCGCGATTGATACTCTTTATAATTTAGATTATACAGATAATGGAAACTTCTCTAGTATTTTAGATGCTGTAAAAAATCAAGAAAATATTGATAGATTATTAGATTTAATTAAAGAAAAAAATACATTTTTATCTGAACAACTAATACATTTAAGAGATGTAATTTATCCTATAATTAAAAGTGTTTATAATAATAAGGTTTTTCAAAATTTTATTTTAAAAATATCAAATGCATATGTAAAAATAAATAATAATCCAAAAATTAAAAATCTTAGAGACAAAGAAAGTGCTTTTACAAATAGTACAATGTTAAATTTAACATCTAAATATTTATATAATTTCTCAGTAGATAAAATACCATTTGATATTGACCTTGTTCCTAATTATGAGAGAAGAAAAATTTTAGATATATTTGGAGAAAATGGAATTGGTGTGTTTACTAGTTTTGTAATAGATTTAGAACATAAAATTCCTCCATATTTTATTAGATTTGCTTTAAATGATTGGACTGGTAATTACGATAATTATTTAGCACAATATAAAAGCGACTTGACTAAAAAATTATTTAAAAGAAAACAGCTAGAATTTAAATTAATCAAATATGAAAATAGTGAAATGGCTAAGTTAAATAGAGAACAATTTGGCGAAGAAAAAAGAATACGAAATATTTATAATATGGCTTCGCCTAGTTTTCAGATTAAAGGCGATAATATAGACATGATAAAACTACAAATAGATAAGAATATGGCAAATCTATCATCATTAGCTATAGAAAATGAAAGTCCTGATTTAAATAAATTAATGGAACTTCGTTTTGTTCAACAAGATATTGAAATTGTTAAAAATTATATACTTAAAGGCGATGGAGATAAAGAGGACCTAATAGGATTTACTGATTTATCTCAAATAGAAAATTGTATTGATTCAATTGAAGGTCCTGCTAAAAATGAAGCTTTAAATGCTATATGGTGCGATCCATTATATCCAACTAATGATACATTATGTTTAAACACATCTGTTAATAAACCAGTCAATTTTGTTGCTAGAACTGTTCACGATGTAATAGGAGGTAACAAAACTGTTCGCAAAAAAATAATTAAAAATAGAAAAACAATAAAGTTTTTTAATAAAACAATTAACAAAAAAACTATAAAAAACAAAAATAAAAAAAATAAAAGAACATTTAAAAATGTAGATGAAATAACTAATTTATAGCTTCTTAATTATAATACTAGAATCTTTTGCTAACTCTTCAATAACAGGATTATTATTATAGTCTTCTAGATAAGTAATTTCTTTGATACCACACGCTGCTATGGTTCTAAAACAATTTATACAAGGATAATGCGTCACATACAATATAGCACCATCCAAACTGGAACCGCGTTTTGCGCAATCTGTAATCGCATTTATTTCGCCGTGAATGATTGATTGTTCGTGATTATCGTGAACTCGAGAGATATGTGGAGCACCAGGTATATAACCATTATAACCCATTGAAATCAGACGATTATTTTTTACAACAACAGAACCGACGTTGAGTCTTGTACAAGGACTACGTTGAGAGGCTAGGACAGCAATTGACATAAAATAATCGTCCCAATTAAGACGTTCAGTGTTATTTTTAGCAAGTTCATGTAATTTTGAAAGCATATTATATTTAAATTTATATAATATGTTTAAATTAATTTACTAATAATTTAAGTATTAAGGATATTGAAATGATATAACAACAATTCCAGAACCTCCACAAGAACCAGCTATATAAGTTGAACCATTTCCATTTCCTCCGCCACCTCCACCACCTGTTTTTAAAAATCCAAAATAAGATGGTTGATAAGATGGTAAATTTAATGGATTTACTTCGTAAAAAATATTATTTGGACCCGTATAATCTACTCCATTATTAGGAGTTGTAGCGAATCCTGTCGCACCTCCTCCTCCTAGACCACCGCTTGCCGAAGATCCTTGGGTATCATAAGATCCACCACCACCACCTCCACTAAAATAATAACTACCTACGCTTGGTATTGTTATGTTACTTCCTGATGAACCGTTGGTTGAGCTTGATGAATCACCGCCAGTACCTCCAGCACCACCGCCAGTACCTCCAGCACCACCAGCACCACCATTAGAATTAGTACCACCAATTCCACCAAATCCACCTGTTGCTTGATATGAATCAAATATTGTTGTATCACCTTGTAAACCACTTGGATTTGAATTTGTAACATATGGCGAACCAGTAGCGCCTGAATTACCACCAGCACCACCATAACCAATGTTAACATTATAACTTTGGTTAGAAGTTAGTGTTAAAGATGATTGTTGATTAACTGTACCTCCGCCTCCACCCCCTCCTCCATTATTAAAATTTGGACTACATTCACCTCCACCTCCACCACCCCCAACTACAACTATATTTACATTAGTTAACGTATCTAAAGGCGTGAATGTTCCTGTTGAGCTTAATTGCGCAAATCCATTGCTTGTAGGAATTGTTATTGTAACACAATAATATCCACTAACGTATGAATATGAAGCATCAAAAGTACCTGAATATGTAAATGGAGGATAATAAATAATAGCTAATCCTTGATTACCTTGTCCACCATAACTATAATAATTAGCACTACTATTACCTCCACCACCACCACCACTTCCTGTGTTATATACAATTCCATTAAATGAAAAATCAAAACCTGAAAATGTTGAAATTCCATAACTTCCATCTCCACCGCAACCGCCTGTAGCTGATGTAAAAGTAATTGCCGGATTTCCATATGAACCAACAACACCTCCACCACCATTAAATGGATTGTAAGGACCTGGGTTAGTAGAATTTCTACCACCTGCTCCTCCTCCGCCACCAAATTTAAATACTGTTCCGGTTCCATCTTGAAATGTATAAGGATAACCATCATAACCGTTACCATTATTAGTTGACTGAACATTTGAAACTGTTATTCCAACTTGTCCTCCCCATCCGTAATTATTAGAATTACTATTAGTTCCTCTAGCACCTGTTCCATTTTTTGCTGAACCACCTCCTCCGCCACCACCAGTGGCTGTTAAAGTTGTAAAACTAGGACCAGACATACTTGTTGTTCCGCCTTGGGAACCATTTGCTCCATTAAAGTCCCCGCCCGCAAACGGACCTCCGGCACCTCCATTACCAATGGTGATAGTATAGTTTCCTGATAAATCAACTGGTCCAGCTGTTGTAACAGTACCTCCGGCACCTCCGCCTTCATATCCTAAACCAGAACCACCGCCACCACCGCCACCAATTAAAAAAATATACGCACCAGTAACTGATGATAATGTCAGTGTATCTGAAACAGAAAATATTTCATATGTGTATCCAGTGCTAGCTGTTGAAGCACTAAAAGGATTATAGTTTGTTACAACATAATTTTTTAAATTTTGAAAAATATTACATAAATCATTACTACCGACTGTATAACCAGTAAGGCTCGCCTTAACACTTGTTCCGTCATATGGTTGAAAAATATTTGATAAATCAACACCTCCAAAAGTATAACCAGTTGTAGGATTTGTACCTGATGACTTTTGTTTAAATAAATATATCAAATCTTGTGCAGCAACATTATAACCTGTAAGACTCATTTTATATATATTTAAATATAAAATAAAATTGAATTATATTTAAAATCATATAAGAATAATATAATATAATATATAAGAGATGATAATCCCAGTTAAATGTTTTACTTGTGGCATGGTTATTGCCAATAAATATAGATATTACGTTGAACAAGTTCGTAAGAAGAAATTAGCAAAAAGAGGAAATGGAGAATCTATCGATGTTGACAAGGTTCTTTATTTAACAAAAGAATTTGTTGACAAGACACCAGAGGGTGAAGTATTAGATGATTTAAATATGAATAAAATGTGTTGTAGAAGACATTTCTTAACACACGTTGACATCGAATAATTTCTTAATATATATTATAAACATGCGCAAAAAAACTTCTAGTAGAAAACAAAAAGTTTATAAAATGAAAGGATGTTCCACAAAAACTCGTAAAAATTATTTAGGTGGAAGTACAATTTCAGGAGCTGATATAAATTTAGCATATCCTGGAAATAATGTTCCAACTGTTCCTAATCCTTTTTTAGCTTACACTGGAAAAGGTGGATCGTGTGGTGGAAATCTAACTCCTAATTTAAATATTCCAAGCAATATAAATGGCGTAGTAAAAACAGATCCTAACACAGGACCAACGCCTTCGATTCCAGCTACACCTTTTTTAAATCCTATTGGTTCTCAAAGAGGCGGATGTGGATGCGGAATTTCTGTAATGAGTGGAGGTAGTTGTCCTTCCTGCTCTGCTCCTTTAATGAGTGGTGGTCGAAAGAAAAAGGGTGGATGTGGTCCATTATGTGCGGTAGGATTTATGGTTGGAGGTGCAAGACATCGTTTAGGATGTAAATGTAGTTCATGTAAATCAAAAAGAGGAGGTAGTATGAAAGGTGGTAACCCAGGAATCCCTTACCCTGATGGTCGTGTTGGTAGTCCATGGACTCCTGCTATTGGAGGATGGCCTGGAGTTGATGGAGTTCAAGGAGATAGAAATTATTTAGCTTTAAATGATTATAAAACAGACATTTCAAGACAAATGATTGCAACTGGTGCTAACAAACCATTTTCTATTGGCGGAAGTAAAGGTCGCACTAGAAAACAACGTGGCGGAACTCTTTCAAATTTTTTAACTCAAGACTTAATTAATTTAGGAAGACAATTTCAATTTGGTTTAGGAGGTGCTTATAATGCATTAGCAGGCTATCCAGCTCCAGTTAATCCAATGCCTTGGAAAGATCAACTACATAATACAGCAAGTCTTAATACTATGAAAGCAGCTTTTATATAATTTTTTTCTAATTATAATACATAATGGCTAACTTTCCCAAAACTTTAAAGGAGTTGTGCACTCCAGCAATGATTTATTTTGTTATATCTATTATAGCATTAATAATGGTTTTATTTCAAAACTTAGGAAACAGTAATAGTTATAACGTAGGTTCATTTTCTTGCCGCGTACCAAATACAGCGGTGGTATTTATTGTTAAACTTATTTATGTTCTATTTTGGACTTATGTTCTTAATTTAATATGTAAGGATGGACATACTAGCCTATCTTGGTTACTTGTTCTTCTTCCCTGGATGCTTTTATTCGTAATGATTGGTATTCTCATGTTGAATATGTAAAACATATACATTTTAGAATAAAATATATAATAAAATATAAATTTATTATATATATATAAAGATGTCAACAAAAATAAAAAATGGAACATCATACAATAAAAATGGATGGAAATATATATCAATTAAGGGAAAACCAAAAGAAAGAGGATATGCTTATGGATATTTGTGCGCAGATGACTTTAAAGAAATTCAAAAAACTTTAAAATTCTTAATGTTTGAAGCATATGGAATGGAATGGGAATATTTTATAACTGAGATATCCAGAGATTTTAAAGATATGACTGAAAAAGATTTTAAGGAATTTTATGAAGAAATGGAAGGCATAGTTGAAGGATGTAATGATAATGGTTGTGTAACTACAATTGATGAAATGATTGCTTGGAATTTTTTTTGTTCAATTCCTTATTGGTATTCAACAAAATCTGATTCTCGCGTTGGAAAAGAAGGTGGAGCAAGAGATAGATGTAGTGCCTTTATGGCAGTTGGTGACTGGACCGAAGATGGTAAAATTGTTTGTGCTCATAATTCATTTTGTGATTATATTGATGGACAATTCAGTAATGTTGTTTTAGATTTAAATCCTGAAAATGGTCATCGTTTTATTATGCAAACATCTCCATGTTGGATTTGGAGCGGTACAGATTTTTTTGTAACGGCAAAAGGAATAATTGGTACAGAAACAACTATTGGTGGTTTTATTCCTTATGAAAAACGTTACCCAATCGGTTATAGAATTCGACAAGCAATGCAATACGGCAATTCATTAGACGAATATTGTGAAATACTTTTGAAGGAAAATTCTGGTGATTA